CGCTTGCGATACCCAGTGGCCCTGTTTTGCACATGGCAATAGCCTTGTTATCACGGGAAAGGGGTGAGACAGGCGGTACGTCTACTGCTGAATACTTTGCAATTGCTGATAAGCACTTGTCTGATGCAATTGCTTTGGATGCCCAGAAACACCCAGAAGAGACAATCTTCTACACACCGTAGGATAGGTTATGGCACAGCCTTTACGCAGCATTGATCTTGTCGCCCCTGCCTTTAAGGGCGTTAACTCGGAAGACTCTCCTATTGCCCAGGATACGTCATTCGCAGAAATTGCAGATAACGCGATTATTGATCGACAAGGCAGATTGGCGTCCCGTAAGGGTAATAACGTCCTGACCACCAACAAGACTGCGTTGGGTGCAGACCATATCCACAACATCCATGAGTTCTACGACAGTGCTGGCAACGAAACGATATTTAGCACTGGTAATAACAAGATAATGAGCGGTACGACTACGCTGACAGATGTGACCCCCGGCTCATACACGATTACGGCCAATGATTGGAAAATCGTAAACTTTAATGACAAGGCTTATTTTTTCCAGAGAGGCTTTGACCCGCTAGTACACGACAATAGCAACGGGTTGAGAACCTTTACGGTGGCTAACGGCGGGGCTACTAACGCTACGTTTAAGGCCAATGAGGTGCTTGCGGCATTTGGTAGGCTCTTTATTGCTGGCAATGCTACTAATGACACCATTATTTACTGGTCTGACCTATTAGATGGCAACGCTTTTACGGGTGGCTCCAGCGGTAACATTGATGTATCTAAAGCATGGCCTGATGGTGCTGACAAAATTGTTGCCTTGGCTGCACATAATGACCTTCTTGTAGTCTTTGGTGAACACAGCATTATTGTCTACTCAGGTGCAGATAGCCCTGCAAGTATGGCAATTGCAGATACCATATCAGGTGTAGGCTGTATCGACCGCAAGACAGTGATTAGCATTGGCACTGATCTGCTGTTTTTAAGTGATGATGGCCTAAGAAGCCTTGGCAGGACAATACAAGAAAAGTCTCTGCCTATATCCGACCTTAGCCGTAACGTAAAACAAGACCTGATTGCCAAGCTGGCATCCAAAACCAGCCCTGCCAGCACAGTATACAGTCCTGAAAACTATTTCTATCTGCTGTGTTTGCCTGATAGCAATCTTGTTTACTGCTTTGATCTCAGGGGTCGACTAGAAAATGGCTCATTCCGCGTAACCAAGTGGCCTAGTGTCAACTTCAAGTCTTTTGCCAGAGACAGGGATGGCACTATTTATATAGGCACTACAGACGGCATTGGTAAATACGATGGTTTTGATGACAACAACTCATCTTACATCTTCCGGTATTCAAGCCCTGGTTTAACCTTTGGCGATCCATCAAAGATCAAGATTCTTAAAAAGATACGGCCTACGATTATTGGTGGTAACAACGTAGATATTGTACTTAGCTGGACGTATGACTTTTCGGTTCAGGCCAATACGTCACGTTTTAGGGTGGGGTCTACGAACCCAGCTTTCTTTGGGGTATCAGAATATACCCAAGCAGAATTTAGTTTAGGCGATCTGATTAGCCGCAAGTCTTTAAATTGTACGGGTAATGGCACTGTGATTACGGTAGGTTTGCAAACAGAAGTAAACGGTGCATCTATATCCCTACAGGAAATGAATGTTTTGGCGTTGATAGGTAAGACGCTGTAATAATTTTTAAAGTGAGAGGAACGTACTAATGGCTACTACTCTGGAAGAGATGGTAACCGACCCGGCTAACAACCCATATTCAACGGGTACTGTTGCTAATCAAAATCCTGATGTTCGCTTTGACGTTAATACGGGATTGCCAATAAATCAAAACCCATTTGGTAATTTAGTTGGCGGTTTATTTGGCAGCATTTTTGACAATATCGGCCCCATAGCCTCTACTGCTGGTGGCCTTGCAAGTGTTCTGAATGCTTACAACCGCCTTGGGTCAATTGGCGACTTTGCCAATGTTGCTGCGGGTCAGATTGGTGAAGACGCCTTTGCACGGTCGCAGTTCAAACCATTTACCGTTACGACAGGTACAGGCTCCAGCATTGGTGTAGGTGTACCCGCACCTGGGTCTTTTGACCAAATGGGTCAGGAAGCTAGAATCCAACAGCTTATGGACACTCAAGGGCTAACCCGTGAACAGGCTATGGCTAACCAAACAAGTTCACAAATGCGTGGGTTTGATATAAACAATGACGGTGTTGTTACCAATCAAGAGTTTGCGGCTGCTAGAAATGCTGGCGTTACCGGAACTCCAACGGGTGGTGGCGCATTTACTGGCGCAGGGCCAATGATCGGGCCAAATATCCAGACTGTTTTAAGCCCGCAGCAACAGGCTATATCTTCAGGGGCTTTTACTGATGCCCAGACATTACTCGGTAATGTTGTTCAGGATCGTTCTGCCCGCGAGCAAGAGATATTTGACCGTATACGGGCTACGCAAGAGGCTGAAGAAGAACGGAATCGTCTTGCTTTGGAAGAAAGGCTGTTCAACCAAGGCAGATTAGGCGTAAGAACTTCCATGTTTGGTGGCACACCAGAGCAGCTAGCGTTGGCTAAAGCTCAAGAAGAAGCCAGAAACAGGGCTTCACTTGCAGCTATACAGCAAGCTCAAGCAGAACAGGCGCAAGATGCAAGACTTGGCACTCAGTTGTTGGGTGCAGGGTTCTTGCCAGAGGCTCAGCTACAAAATACCTTTAGAAATGCTTTGACGGCCGCAGAAATCAATCGACGGGCCAACCAGTTTGGCACTGGTCTGTTTGCTGAGTCTTCTATAGCGGGCCTAGACGCCCTTCTGGGATCAGGTATTGGTCAGGCAGAGCTGATGGGTAGGCTTGGTACTGGATTGCTTGGCGGGGCTATACAAGGCTCAGGCCAAGGCCAAGGCGGAATCATGGGTATTCTTAGCGAGATTGGCAGCCAAGCGGCTCCACAGATTGGCGATTTTATTACTAACACACTTTTCGGGTAATTAATCATGGCTTTAACACTCAAATCAGCGCAACGCCTTGCTAGTCCTAATTTCGGCCCTGTTGAAGAGCTTGGATTTCAGGCTGCAACTGCTCAACCAATGGCAAAGTTACGCCAACAAATTGCCGGTCTTGACCTGTCAACGTCTGGTGGCCTCATGGACTTGGCGGGATTGTACTCGCAGCGTGGGCAAACCCAACAAGCGCTTGAGGCGCAGGCTCTTGCTCGGGATTTAACATTGCAGGAGCAGGCCGCACAAAACAGAGAAGGACTGCGGGCTAGTCTGCTGGCTCGTGCCTCAGCAATTCCAGAGGCAAAGGGAATGCTGACTTCATTGCCATTTATGGACGCCTCTCAGTTAGCTCAAATGAATCAAAGTCTTGGAACGGCAGAGGCGGCAATAGCAGAGCGAACAAGGCAGTCTGCGGCCTTAACGCCTCGGATAGCCGCTGTTAATAGATTTTTTACTGACAGCAAGCAACAGCCTGTAATTACATCAGAGCTAACTTCATCCTTAGCCAAAGATCCAGAGGCCCTTGCAGACATTGTGGGGCGTTATGAGACGGAAATAGCATCTCAAAGGCTAGACAAGGTGGCGGATAATGCTCAGATAGCTACGCAGGCAAGGCTTTCTCAAAGCCGAGGCGCGCCGGCAGAGCTTCTCGCGGAAATAAATCAAGGGATGTATGTGGGAGACAATAAATCTCTTTTAGATAAGCTAGACGGGACAGGAACTCAACTAAAGAGCTTTACGTTTCTTCGTGGGCCAAGGCAGGGGCAGTTTGCGTCGTTCTCAGAGTTAAATGGGAAAGTGTTGACGCCGAACCCTGACGGCACTAAAAGCTGGAAGTTCCCCGATGATGTGGGTCTTCTTGAGGTTTCAAAGGGAGAATGGTCTACTGATGGGCCAAAATCACTGGCCGCTGCAAGCGTTAGAGTTATTCCCGCATTAGCCTCTGCTGCTGGAAACACACAGGCGCTTATCAATGAGCTAGATAACTTAGGCGCGCTAAGGGCAGGCGTAGTCCTAGCTAAAATATCGCCCGTTGTCCTTGATGAAACGGCCGCTCTTGAGCAATTCAATTTATCTGTCACAGAGGCGTTAAGCCGCTTGGCGTCTGGATCAGCAATTAAAGATGATGAGCTGCCAAGATTTCAAAAACAATTTGAAATACAGGCGCGAGACTTGTTTGCACCACAACACATGATGCAGAAAATTGTTCAGGCTGCCGCCCTAACTAGGGTTGGCGCTGACTTATTTGCTGAAAATATAACGCCGCAAAAAGCGATAGAGTTAATCCAAGAGTCAGCCGCAATAACCTTTACGGAAGAAGAAATAGCAAGAATGGAAAAAGGTGAGGCTAAGCAGGTCTTGAGGGAAAAGACAGATAAGTACCTGAGTGTAGGCCAGTCCGAAACTTTATCCCCGCTTGATGAAATCAGGCTTAGAAACGACATTAAATAAAGGCGCTTGATATGTCATCTGCAGCGGAAATTGAAAGCACGATCATCAGTTTGGACGCAAAAATGCAGGAGGAAGAAAACCCTGCAAAAAAACAAGCTATGGCTGATGATTTGGTTAGGTTGTTTGAGATGCATGATGCTGCGGTAGGTGCTTCGCCGCCCCCCAAGCCTAACGATATAGTTGGCGAGCTGAGGCAGAAGAAGACAGACCTTTTGGGTTTCGCAAATGCGTTTGCTGCTAGCTTTAATAAGGGTGTTATTTCTATCCCGGATTTGCCTTTTGATCTTGTAAATCTAGCGCTTGATGCATTTGGCGCGCCTCAGTCTGTCAGAAGTGCCACGCCCTCCCAAGCTGTTGACTGGCTTTCCAATGAGTTGACAGGCAAACGCCCTATTGCCGCCCTAACAACGCCGCCAGAGTTTGTTGATACCCCTTTAGAAAGAAGTGTGGGGGTCATTGGCGAGTATGTTGGCAGTGGGCTTGGGTTTGCAACTGCCGCGAAAGAGCTAGGTCAACGATATTTGGCTCGCCAGCCGGTTTCTCCCGGCCCGAGGGGGCCTGCGGGGGCATTTGCCGAAACCGCTGCGGCTCCGGGTTTTATCCTCTCGGAAACAGCGGTCTCAGGCGTAGCAGGAGTTGGCGGGGCTGCTGGGCGGGAATATTTTGAATCGCCTGTTGCTGAGGTTGTTGGGTCCCTGGTAACCGGCGTCCCTGCCGCCGTTGTCGCCCAATCTGGCCCAGAGCTAATGTCGTTTGCAAAGCGGCAGTTCAACCAATTTAGTCAGGCTGGCGCAGAAGAACGGGTGGCGCGCGGTCTTGCTGGCGAATCAATGGACTTAGAGCAAGCGCTTGCGGCGCTGCAAAGCAATAGGCTTTTGATTGAGTCTGTTCTACCGGAGGGACAAAGAATTTCTTCGGCTCAGCTAACAGAAGATCCGGGCATTATGGCCCTGCTTTCTGAGGCCGCCAAAAACGACCCTGCTATACACAATTTGATGTCAAGAATGACTGATGATGCATCTGAGGCAATAATTCAGCAGCTTAGCGCTGCGGCGGACGCGGGCGATTCTACGGCGTTTTTTGCGTTACTAGACTCATTGACAAACGACTTAATTGACCAAGCGACCAGAGACGCTGATTTAGCCAGAAGCCAAGTAGAAAAATTGGAGGCCAGCGCTGCGCCGCAAAGGGACGGGACGCCCTTAACTGAGGAGCAGCTAGGCATAGATTTTGTGGCTGCCTTAGAGGCTAGTTACAATAGGGCTAAGCAATACGAGTCAGAAGTTTGGAAGCTAGTGGATAAAGAGATAAAGCTGGACGCTAAAGGATTTAGAGCGGCCGCTTTAGCGTTAAGGTCGGAGCTTTCTCAAAAGGGATTCAATTCGGCTCAACTTGATTTCTTTGACGATGTGATCCGCTTTGGCGCATCCAAATCTGATCTACCAAAGAATGTTGAGCCTCTTGACACATTTGAAGCGTTGCAAAATTTTCGTTCAAATCTTCTTGAAGATCAAAGAAGATCAATTAAAGCTGGCGACAGAAACAGAGCTAGGCTTATTCAGCAGCTTAATGAATTGACAATGGAGTTTATTGATTCTGGGCCAAATGCAGATTCGTATGCCGCTGCCTCAGAGGTAAGCAGCACTATTAACAGGCTATACAACAGGGGCAAGCTAGCAAAATATTTAAACATTGATGTTCAGGGCGATATGGTCATTGATTCAGAGAAAGCAATGAGCCGCGTTGTGCGAGGGGGAGTAGACGTTGGTGATGTTCGCAGGGCGATTGAAGCTGAGGGGGTCCAGGTAAGCGATTACGGTAACGAAATACCTGTCGCAGAGGGCTTGTCGCAAAATATCGGGGATATGCTAAGACTTAAATTTTCTCAGGCAAAAGACAAAAAGAAGTTCATGGAAACGTATGCGCCTACGCTCCGTAAATTTCCAGAGCTTGCAAGGGACTTGAATCAAATAATTGCTGAGATCGACACGGTGGCCAGTGTTGTTGCTACGTCTGAGGGCAGGCGTGCTACGGCGGCCGACAAAAAAATCACTTCAATGGCTGCTTTGATTGGGGCCGACCCACGAGACGGTTACTCTGCTGTAAGTAAGCTATCCGGTGATGATCTTATAAACATCAATAGAGTTGCGGTTAGAGAGGGTGTTGAGTCTGGATTCCAAAATATCTTTATTCAGGAGATATTTGACAGGCTTACAAGCACTAATAAAGATGGCATATTTAGGTATACCCTATCAGAAATACTGGGGGACAAAACTTTAGGAGCTGCCTTCACGCGCGTTTTGACGCCGGCACAGAGAAAGCAAATTATAGAGCTTGATAAGGCCAGAGACTTAGTAACATCGGGGACGAAATTAAAGCCAGAAACAGGCTCGTCCAGCCTCTCAACGTCTAGCGGTGTCGCAAACCTTCTAGCTAGATATATAGGCGCGAGAGTCGCCTCAGAGGTAACAACCGGCCCAGCAGCCCTTCAAGCTGCTGGTCTGTTTTCAAGGGCGGCCTCTAAATTTGTAAACATATTGCCTAGCAGTCAAACACGGCGGGTGCTTGTAAACATGATTCAAGACCCAGACTACATGGAATACTTGCTAAAGCTAGAGAGATCAAACCTCCCTGACTCTCAAAAAGTTGGGCAGTTGCAAACTTTTTATCGGCGTTCCGGTCTGCGGGGCCTAGAAGAAATACAGAGAATATACAGGTCTGAGGCCGAGCAACAGCCTAATCCCAACTAACGAACTCTAACCACCCTGCTACACCCGCCGCCCTGTCATTCTCCATGCGGGCGGCTTCTGCCTTGTAATGCTTGGCGATTTGCTTGGCTTCTTTGTTCATCCGTTTACCTAACATGATGTCCTCTACCTTCTCCCTCAGTATCTCCAAGGCCCCTTCGCCATAGGTCTCAACGTAATGACGGTAGAAGTAATCAGGGTTGCTACCAAACTTCTGATGACAGCCATAACAGTGGGCAAAGGCGTTCATGGCATCGTATCTAACGCCCTTCTTGGCCCTGCCAAAGTAATGACTGCAGTGCAAGGCCATGCTGTTTTCTTCGTATTTCCTGCCACAGCCCTGGCAAGTAAAGTCATTTCGCATCCTGACGCACCGGCTAAACCAGTGGTCTGCTGCTGTACGCTTTAATCGCATATAGAATCCTTACCAGTATTACTTTTTCGTTTAATACAGCTGGCTACACATTTGTATCTAACACGCCCAGCCATTGGGAAATAACCCCATTCATGGTCGGCTACTTCATTTACTGCTTTGTTTATTGCTTCTGAGTAATTTTTTCCGACCACCTCCAACTTCCAAGCTGTTTGTTCTTCAATGATTATTTGATATGTCTTGATAGCCATTACATTGATTCCTCAACAGGTTCATCTTTTGGCCCCGCATAACGGATTATCTCCAGAGGCTTCTCATCTACGTCCTTTAGCGGTTTGGTACTCAGATCCATCATTATGGCTACGTCTTCTTCTAATCGCTTTGCCATAGATTCTGCGGCTTCTACGGCTAGTTGTGCGTCATTTTTCATAGCCGTATGACTCTAAATCAATGGACGGTCTGTTGCCGTCAATGGCAAATGTTATGTCATGTTTTTCACAAATATCATGCATCTGTGTAATGATGCGGTTGATATATGCTTCTTGTTTAAGGATATGGTCGCCAAAGTCTTTGCAAATACGATCCATAGTGTCGCGATCTTCTGATATGTCATTGGAGTGAACCGTGGCCTGATCTGCAATAAAATTACAAAAAAATCTAGCCAGTTGCTTTTCTCTTGCGTTCATAACTCATCCTTTATTGATTGTGGAAACGGGACGTATATCCCCTTCTTCTCTGACAGCCACCGTACAAGCACCTCAGCGGCTTCGCTTAACTCCCTGCCGGTTAGCTTGGTGGTAGACGTTTTTTGGTACATGGCCTTAATGATGGGCTTGTAGAGCATCTCCTTGACCAGCCCCTCTGTAAACGGTATCTCAACCTGATCGTTGAAGGGATGTGCGTTGGAATACCCGGCATCGTTTAGCTTTTCTGCCATCTGTCTGAACCATAGATGCATGGCGTTGTTCTGTCGCTCAGTCCTGCCTGCTGGCTTGATTGAGTACAGGTGATAACTGCCTTGGCTGAACTGATCTTTTACAAAGTCTATAAAGAACTCTAGCTTTTCTTTGCTATCTACAATCCACCTATGCCCGTCCATGTTAAGCCCTTGCCACAACAAAACTTTCTGGAAGATCGTTTATGTCGAAAGCAGCAAAAGAGCTTGATCCATCGTGATTTGATCTTTTTTGCCCAGGCATCTTCCCTTTATTCCGCACAAGCTCGCGGCTAAACCAAGACCTGAAAACTTTCAAGTCACACAAAGCCCAAGAAAATAGACCAGACTCTTGCGCGTCTGAGAATCCGTAAAAGAAATAATCGCCCCAGCCCTCTATTATTTTTCCTAGCTCTGTTTGCGCGCCACTAGGACGAACTGTGCGAATAGTAAACTCATCTGGATAAGCGCTTGAAAATTTAAACTTGCGAACCCTGCATCCGATTCGGATCGCATCAAGTCGTAAGACCATCAGGTCGGTATTCCTTTCTGCATCCTCTTCAAAGGGCGGCTCAGTAATGAGGTGAGTGCCAATTATTGCTTTGATTTCGGGCAAAAATCTGTCAGACCAGCGTTTATCGGTTTTCCAGTTATTCATCACCCGCCTCCTTCCCCCAAACGTCAAAGCCTTCTATCTTGCGGCGGTTGAAAATATCTATTCTTCTGCCGCCAGTAACGCGCCTTACAACATCGTAAAACTCTTCTGGCTTTTCGCTGTGACCCCCTCTAGGGGCTTCAAAGCAAGTTGGAAACGCCTTGGTATCAAGAAACTTTGGCGACCCATTACGGCAATACAAAGCAAATTCGCAGTTGTATTGGGGCAAACCGATTGGCTGAAAGCCACCTGGCTTATGCCAAACAAAGGTGCAGACGTATTTAAACCCCCAGACCTCACTTAGCCGCAAAGCCATCGGTAGAAACTTATGGGTAGTCCATAACCACATATGGCAGTCATCAGCGGCAGGCATTCTCAAGTCGGCCATTTCCGCTTCTGACATCGTTGGATAATCAAACGCTACCTGATTCTGACGCTCATCCCGATCAATCTTTTGCATAGGCCAGGGCGGGTCGATCACGATGACATCGTAGACGCCCTCCAGCGCTTTCTGCTCTCGGGCCTCGACCGACTCAAGGCTGGCAACAACCTCATCACGTTTAATTTCCCGAACCGCGTCAGCCATTTTGATTTCGCCCTGTTCTACTTTGTCGGCTAAATCGGGCCGCTCTTTAATTACTAAGGCAGCGCCTCGCAGTTTGCGTTCTGGCAGCTTAGTATTTTCTGCCATTTCCTTGCGGGTATCGCGCTTAGGCTTCTTATCGGGTTCATGGTCGGACACGGTGTCCGATTTTGACCGCTGAAGATTTCGTGCTGTGGCCGCAGCGCTTTTGACTTTCTGGCTTTCAAGCTGACGTAACCGCTCCGCATTGATTGCCCTTTGGTCATCAGTCAGATTTCGCCGCGCTAATTGATTGCGGCGAATCCAGATAAGGGCGTCAACCTTACTATCAAATTCTTTTTCTACCACCTCAAATGGCACAGAAAGGCGGGTGCAGATTTCGTATCGGTTATGACCATCTATGATCGTGCCAGACCACACAGTGAGGGGGTCGCGGCAACCGTCCTGCTGAATACTGGCCTCTAGCTCTGCCCGCTCATCTAGCCGCAAAGGCGGTATCAAGTCGCGGAAATCATTGTCAATCTTTAGCAATCTTTCCATTTTTTACCCTCAAATAAAAATGTCAATAAAATCAAGAATATGCCCACTTGGCCCACTTGGCCCCACTTCTGGGGGGCCGCCCCCTAAAACAGGGGCAGAGTGGGCAATGTGGGCAAACCGATGATTTTGTTGAAGTTTTTTTATCGCCACTTTTCGCCCTGCCAACGGTAATGTTTTGCATTGTTTGTGGGATGTCTTCTAAGTATCAAAATGTTGTTTTTCAGCAAGTCCATGCAGTTTCGGAGGGTCTTTTTGGTACATTCGTTAGGGTTTAAATCTTCTTCGTTCAACATCCTGAACAACTCAGCCTGACTATATTCAGCCCCACCCTTCATCACGGACTCAAGGAACAATACTTCGTCTTCATACTTGGCAAACGCCTTGGCGACATTGATCTGTGACATCTGTTTTTTCTTTAGGTCACTGATGTCATCCTCATCAAGGAACTCAACGGAATCTACAGACTCTTCGTAACCTACTGTTTCATTGGTCTGCCTATACCGGAACCCGCCAGAGAATGAAATTTGCCTACGATCCTTTTCGTTAATCACCAATAGTTCTTGATAATTTGCAAACTTGTCATTCAGGGGGTCTAGGCCAAACATATTGTCTACGTCAGCCTTAAGATCGCCTACGCCTTCGTAAATCAGGCGACCGTCCAAGGATCGATGCTTATTACAATGACCTAACAAAATTACTGTGCCACCCGCTGCGGCAAATTCTCTGAAAACGTGCAGAATGTCAGCCACCTCGCCCTTATTCAGCACTGATGCAAACTTTTTTAAAGTGTCGCAGATAATAATCTTACCGTCTGCCTCGCCTTCCTTCTGAATCAAACTGAGCATTCGTAAAGCATCGTCGGCGTTACGTAGTGCCGGGTCTTGTGAGTTGGCTAGGGTAATCATGGCCATGCCATGCTTCATTCCCATTTCTGCCTTCTGGACTATGCCCCTGGCCCCGTCATCTTCGTTGAAGTAAATAACGTCTGAACCTTTTATCAAGTTATTGCGGATTGATTTGAAAAGGTTGCCCAGAACCCACACCGTCTTACCGGCCCCAGAAGGCGCGTAGACAAGCGTTACGGTTCCGGTAGTGATCATGCCGGATATGACTTCGCGTTCGTTAGCGAGCCTCTGCTTAAGCTCTGCGAGGCGATGGTGGGTACTGGCAGCTTGCAGCCGCTTGAGGCTGGATAATGGTTCGTTTATATACTTGTCATAACGCCTTGGCTTTTCTTCTAGTAACCTTTTGTATTCTTCTGCAGGGTTGTACGTTTCATTCATTTCTGCGTACATGGCTTGCATGGACGCGATGAAGTCATCATCTCTGACTGTCACTGACTATCCCTTGTTTGTTGAGCGGAACCTATAACTCTGAATCAGCCAGACTACCTTGTCAACAAATTGCTTACCTTTTTTAAAGATCGCTAGGCTTGTAAACTTGCGTTATCTTGAGTTAAACTGCATTCAGGTCAACAAAAGAGGGTAAAAGTATGGCTGATAAGAGCAAAGGTGAAGTAGAAATCCACGGTAAGATCTACTTAACTGTTGCCAGAAGGATAGATGATTTCAGAAAGTCGGAAGAGTTTAGGGGCTGGTCAATTGAAACAGAACTGGTAAGCGCCGAAGATTCGATGGTG